CTTTTATGAAAGTAGTAGATGCGGAAATGCTTGCATTTTCACAAGGCGTAACTCGTAGAGGTAGTTATGCATCTTATCTACATATGTCTCACCCCGAAATAGAGGAGTTTTTAGATGTTAGAAAGCCAACTGGTGGAGACGTTAATCGTAAGTGTATTAATTTACATCATGGCATTGTTATCCCTGATAAGTTCATGGAAATAATACACCGAGCTGCTCATGAAGAAAACTTCAGCGATGACTGGGAACTTATTGACCCACATTCAGGAGAAGTTAAGAAAGTAGTAAGTGCAAGAACACTTTGGGTAAAACTTCTACAAAATAGAATGGAAACGGGAGAACCATATCTAATGTTTGAAGATGCTGTACAAGCAGACTTACCCGACTTTCAGAAAAGAAAAGGACTAAAAGTAAATCACTCTAATCTTTGTTCTGAAATTACTCTTGCAACAAATGAAGAGAGAACAGCAGTATGTTGTTTATCAAGTGTCAATTTGGAATACTATGACGAGTGGAAAAAACATCCAGCATTTATTCCAGATTTAGTACGCTTTCTAGATAATGTGCTTACGTTTTTTATCGCCAACGCCCCAACAGAATTAGAACGAGCTCGATACAGTGCTGAAAGAGAGAGAAGTATTGGACTCGGTGCTATGGGGTTTCATGCCTACTTACAAAAGAATTTAATACCTTTTGAAGGAGCAATGGCAACTGCGGCAAACCTAGAGATGTTTAAACATATAAAAACTCAGGCACAAAAAGAAACAGAAAGACTTGCAGTAGAAAAAGGTGCGTGTCCAGATGATGACTCATGTTCAGTAAGAAATGCTCATCTTCTTGCCGTAGCACCAAACGCTTCAAGCAGTATTATTTGTGGAAACACAAGTCCAAGTATTGAGCCTTATAGAGCCAATGCTTACACACAAAAAACTAAGTCTGGTTCCTATCTAATGAAGAACAAGTTCTTAGAAGAAGTACTTGACAAATATGGTCAAAATATTGACTCTACATGGACAAGTATTATTACTAACAAAGGAAGCTGTCAGCATTTAGAGTTTCTTTCTGACGAAGAAAGAGAAGTCTTTAAAACTGCAGTAGAAATTAATCAGGCATGGGTAGTTGAACACGCTAGTATGAGACAAGAATATATCTGTCAATCACAGAGTGTAAATCTATTTTTTCCGCCTGATGTAAATAAAGCGGATTTGCACAATATTCATATGTTAGCATGGGCTAAAAATATGAAAACTCTTTACTATTTACGAAGTGAAGCGATTAGTCGTGCAGATAATGTATCAAATAAAGTAAAAAGAGAGATAATCTTCGAACAAGCGGATTGTCTAAATTGCGAGGGATAAATGAACTTACTAGAGGAAAGAGATTATTATAAGCCTTTTAGTTATCCTTGGGCGTTTGAGTTCTACAAAAGACAACAGCAAATGCATTGGCTTCCTGATGAAGTGCCGCTCCAAGATGATATAAAGGACTATAAAGAAAAACTAACACCAGCAAACAGAGCATTGGTAGATAATATCTTCCGATTCTTTACACAAGCAGATGTTGATGTATGTTGTGGGTATGCAAAGCATTACTTACCAACATTCAAACAACCAGAAATAAGAATGATGCTAGTAAGTTACGCTGCTATGGAAGCAGTACACCAAGAAGCATATTCTTTACTTTTGGAAACATTAGGAAAGTCAGATGAGCAGTATACAGAGTTCTTTGAAATACAAGCTATGACAGAGAAGCATGAGTACTTAACTGACTTTAATATGAAAAATCCACATGAGATTGCAAAGACCATGGCAGTATATAGTGGGTTTACAGAAGGAGTACAACTATTTAGTAGTTTTGCTATACTTCTAAACTATCCAAGACATAATCTTATGAAAGGTATGGGACAGATAGTAACATGGTCAATAAGAGATGAGTCACTTCATGTTGAAGGACTTTCAAAACTCTTTAGAACTTTTATCGCAGAAAATCCTGATATATGGACAGATAAACTAAAATATGAGATATATTGCGCAGCGGAACGCGTTGTTGAATTAGAAGATAAGTTTATTGATGTTTGTTTTGATAAAGCAGATATCGAAGATTTAACAGCAAAAGAAGTAAAAGAATACATAAGATACATCGCCGATAGACGATTGCTCGGTCTTGGTATGAAAGCAATATTTCATAGTACAGTTAATCCACTTCCATGGATTGATATGCAGATAAACGCAGTTGAGCATACCAACTTTTTTGAAAACCGTGCTACCGAGTATGCTAAGGCTAGTACACAAGGAAACTGGCAGGATATATTTAAATGAGTTCAATTACAATTGATGGTATCGAACATGATACAGAATCTTTTAACACAGACCAAAAAGCGTTACTTCACGCCATACAATACTGTGATGCAAAGTTAGGCGATCTGGATAATGAAAGAGCAGCAGTTCAAACTGCTAGACAGGCATACGTTAACGATTTAGGTCAAAATTTAAAAGACGGATGATAATTTATATAGGGTATGACTCTGAACAACCAGAAGCCTATGAGGTGTGTAAAGCATCTATAGAAAGGTTTAGTAAGAGGCATACCATTATTCCGCTAGTAAAATCTCACTTACAAGACAGTAGACTTTACTGGAGACAGTTTCAGAACGAAAGTACAGAATTTGCTTTTACAAGATTTTTAGTACCTTATCTTTCTGACTATGTTGGATGTGCCTTATTTTGTGATAGTGACTTTATGTGGAGATGTGACCCACAAGATTTAGTAGACTATGTAGGCACAGACCATCCTGTCTACTGTGTTAAACATCCACCCTTTTTAGTACCTAGTACAAAAATGAACAATAAACTAAATATGTCTTATCCAAGAAAATATTGGTCATCACTAATGTGGTTTAATAATATTGATTGTAAAAGACTTACTTTAGAGTATGTAAACCAAGCCCCCGCGGGTGCTTTGCATGAAATGGCGTGGGCAAAAAGCGTAGGAGATATTCCTGCAGAATTTAACGCCATGATAAATTATTATGATTTCCGCAATCCAAAAGCAGTTCACTTTACTGATGGCGGACCGTGGCACGATATACACGATAACCTCTTATACTCAAACGAATGGAAGAAACTTTACACAAAATTACTAAAGGAAAACGAATAATACTTGTTGGCAACTCTGTTGAAATGTTACAACATGACCTTGCTGATTATATTGAAAGTTTTGACACGGTTGTAAGATTTGGAAATGGTATTCCAACAAGACAAAATTCAGATAGTATTGGTAAACGTACAGACATTTGGGTAACTGGGTTTCTAAGATATAACAAACGACGATTCTTTCCTAAGAACATTCCTGTTCTATTTAATCGTTCTCGTATACACCTCGATAAAATTCCTGACCACTATCCTGACTTTGAGGTTATTGAAATGTTTTCGGATAAAGAGATGTTAAATATATTCGATTTAGTGGGAGCTAAAAACAATGAAGTTAATGGACAACGCCCAAGTGCAGGTTTCATTACAATTCAATACTTTTTGCAGAAGATAGAATTTTCCACTCTTACATTGGTAGGATTTGATTTCTTTTCGAAAGCTCTTTCAATTACTGCTGGATTTGCGAACCCTACAAGCTGGCATATTCCAATGAACTCTGTAACATACAATCCCCATTCTCATAAAGAGAAGGAGATTGTACTTGATTTATTTGAGAGAGGTATAATTGATTGGAAAATATTATCAGACTTAAATCAGGGTAGTTTAGACCTTTCCTAATATAAATCCTCTTTTAATAAGTTTTCCTGCGATTGACTTTTGTTTTGCTGATTTTTGTAGTAATACTTCGTTAAATTGAGCATTTCTAAAGTTTAGTGGGATTTTGTCAATCAGAGAAGTGTAACAATCCCATGGTACTGATAATTGAACACCAGTACTCATATCTAAATAGTCTCTTGTTAAATATCTGTGTTCGACATCTATACTCCAAGACTTTCTCAACATGACATTATAATCGAGTAATTCTTTTGCTCCGATTGCATCTCTTTCAACTAACTGGTCTACTTTACCATTTACATAAATTGGTGACCATGAGTGCTTATAAAAAGATAGAGCTTCAAAGAAAGCATTATCATTACATGCTATAAGTTGTGTATCTATATAAGGCCTCTTGCCTTGATTTGGTGGATCGATTTGTCTAGTAAAGAACAAGTCTCTATTCTCAAATTCTGATAATCTATCATAATTTAATAAGACCATGCTCTTATCAATATACGGCATACCTTGATGTGTTCGTCTTGGTATTTTAAGTATATCGTAGTAATGACCTATATTAGGATGTTTATCAAAAACTAAATCTCTACTTAAGAATGAAATTGATGCTTTAAAAAATTCTGCAGGTGGTATATCACCACTATCGATTGCGCGATTGAAAATTCTATTACCATCCCATACTATCATTCGTTTGGCGAGACCACCCTTATCTTTCCAGTATTCTTTTAGGAAGAATGTCATTCTAGATATATCTTCTTCATTCCACCATGCTTCGTATATCCTCACATTTTGAAAATTGTTTGTTATCCAGTCTACTTCTTGTACATTCCAATCGTTCTTATGGATGAAAAGATGCAGACGGAATCCGTCTTTATCTAATAAAGAAGCAAGAGTAAACATACTCCAGTCCTTTTTATACTTTGTTACTAATTCTATCATCCGTCTATTACCTTAAATTCCCAAAAATTATTGAGATACATTTCTAATCTTGTCTCGGCGTCTTCATCAAAACTGAAGATTATTCCTGAGTTCTTTGCTGAGAATATTTTCATCAGCGAGTTTTTTGCATTTGTGTCTGCTACTGTTCCGTATATACTTTCGTAAGTCCAGAGATTCTTTTCTCTTTCTTCTCGTGGATGAGAAACTAAACTTAATTGTTTATCTAGCATAAGTGCCATTAGACCCATTTCACTATTCTGCATAGTTGCACAGTGAGTACAGTTTGCAAGTAGTTCAAAACCACCTACTTTTTTATCTAGTACTGTATCTTCCCCAAAATCTTTCTTTAACTTTGCTATCCATATCTTTTGAGTGATTGGATGCGGTTTGATTTTGTAACCTTCATCTACACACTTTTTAAGTCTGCCCCAATGTACTGTTTTGCCTTTTGAAATTATATTAGTTCCTGGCAAGAACACTACTTTGTCATGGTACTCTAAGTTAGTTCCTAGGGTATATTTATTGTGAAAGTTATCTACGATTTTTTTGCACCTTTCCTCGTCTATCTTTATGTCAGGGGTAAGTACAATACTTCGCATTAATCTATCATTAATTTTAATACTAGGTACTCTTATGTATATACCATTACCGAGAAAGTCAGTATAAAGCCATTTTCTAATAGTATGAAGTTCATTAGTATTAAACCAAATATCATACTCAAAAGGACTACCTCTATACTGTTTAGGTATTATTCTTTCCCTAAATTCTGCTAATCCGTCCAAGTCTGAAGTAGGTCTATATGCAGACCCTGACTTCATAAAGTGAGTAGGTATATCACCTAGTGCTTCATTTATAGATAATGCTTCTAATTTATTTTTCGGTTTTACCACGCTTTAACTCAAATATTTCTCGTTCCATTATTCTCATTCTTTTTTCTGATTCTTCTATTGAATCATATAAAGCGTGCATCATACTCTCCATTTTTCTGTTAAGGTACTCTGGAGATAATTCCGTGGATTTTTCAAATCCGTTTATTGTTTTGCTCATTCCTTAGTTGTTCTCGCTCCATTTTGAGCCATCCCAGAATGAGAATCCATAGTCTTCAAGGCTAGTAATTTCTGTATCGAATAGTGTCCCAGCCTGGGAGGCAGTTAATCTTTCATAAACTACTGTCGATGTATTAAAGATAGTAGTTGTTAAGTGGTCAGTAGTAATTGTTGTATCTGTAGACCTTGTTGTATTGAAGGTCGTAGTTGTAGTTCTATCTGTACCGAATGTTGTTGTTCTACTTGTATTAAATGTTGTAGTCGTATTAAACGCTGTAGTTCTAGAAGTTTGTGTAGTTCTAGAAGATGCTGTACTTCTACTTGACGCAGTAGACTGTGTTGTGTTAAATGTTGTAGTAGTACTTCTGCTTGATGCTGTACTTCTACTTGTAATTGTTCCTTGTGAAGTCTCAAATGTTGTAGTTGTAGTTCTACTTGATGCTGTACTTCTGCTTGATGCAGTGCCTCTATCTGTATTAAATACAGTTGTTGTAGTTCTAGAAGATGCTGTACTTCTACTTGTAATTGTTCCTTGTGAAGTAGCAAATACAGTTGTTGTATCTCTACTTGATGCTGTACTTCTGCTTGATGCAGTAGACTGTGTTGTGTTAAATGTTGATACAGTATCTCTACTTGACGCTGTACTTCTACTTGTTAGCGTTCCTTGTGAAGTGTTAAAGGTTGTAGTTGTAGTTCTACTTGTACCTGTTGCTCTACTACTTATTCTACTTGTTATATAAGCTGTTTCATAACTTGTTGATTGTGTAGTGTTATTTACATATGTTGTATTAGTTGTAAATGTAGTTGTTCTTGTAGTAGATTGAGAAGTATTTGTTCCTTGAGAAGTATTCGATATTCTTAATGTGTTATAACTTGTTGACTGCGAAGTATTTGTATTTCTTGCTGTGTTTGATAATCTTACTGTATTATAACTTGTTGATTGTGAGGTATTTGTTCCTTGAGAAGTATTCGATATTCTTAATGTGTTATAACTTGTTGATTGTGATGTATTTGTATTTCTTGCTGTATTTGATATTCTTACTGTGTTATAACTTGTTGACTGTGATGTATTTGTATTTCTAGCAGTGTTTGTTGCCTGAGAAGTGTTTGTATTTCTAGAAGTACCGAATGAAGTATTATCTATGTAAGCTGTAATTCTAGAAGTGTTGGTATTTCTAGAAGTACCAAATGAAGTATTATCTATGTAAGCTGTAATTCTAGAAGTGTTTGTATTGTTAGTAAATCCTGTAGAGTTTGTAAATCCAGTTGACCTAGAAGTATTATTCGTAAATCCTGTAGCATTTGTAAACGCGG